AAACCCTGAATTCCGTATGCACGGTCATTGGGAGCAAACGTGCCGCCCATGTTGTTCAAACCAGCAAACGCTCCACCACCGGCATCCACAGTCATGTGATACCGAACTTCCTTGCCACCGGGCCATTCGCCGCGCTTGGTCACGGAGTCCAAACCTGAGACGATGCGCCACAGGGTTTTGGAGCCTTTTTCTTGGATAAACTTCAACAGGTCCGATTGCCTAAATTGGGCATTACTCATTGACGTAGATTCTGATCCTACACTTGGCATTTTGTCCTCCTTATGCCTTCATCCGATATTTTCCCTTGTCAATCCCATCGATCAGGTGATCAAAAATTTTCATGGGATTGTCTTCCAATTCCTTCTGTAATTTCGAAGTCTGATTTCTACCGGACATTGCTTGAGATGCCGCAGCTTGTACTCTAGTCAAATTCTGCTGCTTCTTCTCTGTAAGCACTCTTCCTACTTCTTTATCTACCATCTTCTTACTTGTCTTCTCGTTAATCAGCTCCATGAGAGGCCGCATGTTTCGCGAGAAGATACGATCCAAAGTCTTTACGTCTACGTTTTGATTCTGGGACTGCAGGTGTCTTGCTTCCAATAATGTACTCTTTAACTCTTTTTCCACTATACCATGATAGGTGTCCGGAATCCTAGCACGCATCTTGGTAAGTACTCCGGCTCCCCAGGACTGGACCACGTGACGGTCAGCTTCGAGTGCAATCTGATTGCGTGTCTCGAGAGCCTTCGCCTCGGCTTGCTCAATGGCTAGGAACTTCCGTCGCAGCATCTCATTCTCTTTTTGCATCTGAGCTTGCCTGCGAACTCCTTCGTCCTGTCCGTACCATTCAGCCTTCTTCAATAGCCACTCTTTTGCTTGCTCCTCATCGAGGTCTTCCATGACCATATCCATGAGCTCGAAAGGACGATTCTCAAGATAGTCATCCATGTTTCGAGCGAAAGCTCGGTCGTCACTGTAGGTGCCAACCTCTTCTTTGAGTGCTTTGTTTTCCTTGTAGAGTCGGTCTGCGACCACTGCCTTCTTGATGGCGGTGTTGAGCTGTTCCTTGCTCTTGAATTGAATCTTGTGTTGTTTGCCACCGATTTCGTCGTCAAAGTCATAGTTGAACTCATCTTCGTCAGCGGCTTTCTTGGCTGCATCCAACTCGGGCACGAGTCCGTATTCGTCTTCTTCACCCTCTTGCGCGGGTGCGGTCTCTTCCGGAGTCTCGCCCGTGGTGGGGTCTACTTGCTCTTCGGTTTCCATTCCGCGAAGCAGGTCATCTACCGTGCCGTCTTTCCACTGACGTGCGTCGGTGAAGTCTGGGGCTTGTTCGTCTCGATTCCAACCAAGCTTGGATTCGAATTCTCGGAAAATCTCATCCGCACTGTGCGCTCCCTTGGGCTGCTGAAAACCCGATTGCGGTGCAGGAGCGGGAGCAGGGGCGGGTGCTGGCGTTGGGGCTGGTGCTGATGGCATTACTTCTGGCATACGACATCTCCTATAAAGGTGTCTGGGTTAAACTAATGGACCTGCTGGACTTGTAATTGGTGGGGGTGGTTCAGACCCCGGTTTCGGCATGGCCGGAGGTGCGCCCATCCCTGGGCCCATTGGCCCCATCCCTGGAGCTCCTCCCCCGGGTGCTCCGCCGGGTGCGCCTGGGGCTCCGGGAGCTCCCTGTCCGCCCTTGGCAATCTTCTCTGCCAGTGCCTGGATGTGGGCTTCCCCGTGGTCCCAGACTGCTTGCTGGATTGCCGGGGGTAGCGCCTCAAAGGTGGCCGTTCCGCAGTAATCTTCGATCTCCGCTGCGTGGTCGTCGTCCTTGTCCCAAGGCTGGACATTAACCTTCTCTCCGTTGATAATCTTCTTGATTTCTGCCTGCTGCCGGCGGCGGGATTGGCCGACGGAATCTCGAACATCCAACATCGAACCGTCGATGAGCAGAGAGGCGGCTTTCTTCATGTCGCCACCGGCTTTCTCGAAGAATCCGGACTTGATGAATTCGAGAATCTGCTGCTTACGTGCAGCGGGGTCAACTGGAATGTATGCTCCATATTCCACGGAGATGTCGTAGTCTCCCTCAAGCATCGATGCCTTGAAGTACTCGTCGTCCTGGAATTCTTCCACTCCAGAAATGCTGAGTCGGCGACTGTCAGTCATGTATTGTTTGGTGACTTCCAGAAGCGTGGTGTAGATATTTCTGAGGAATAGCTTCTTCTTATTGAACAGGCGGATTCGATACTTGTCGTCCATTTCAAGCGCGAGCTGGACTGCGTAGGATGACAATTCTCGTGGGATCTGACCCTGCGAGAATTCGTTCATTCCGTACACATTGTCGATGTACCGCTTGAGGATGTCGTAACCCTTCCAGACGTCTGGAGTGACGTTCACTGGACGGAAGAACTCAGGTTTTCCATTGGTAGCTGGATTGAAGGTACCGATGACGGCGGGGTCGTTGTCCTGGTCGTCATTCAACGAACCCTCGGGAGCCAAATACTTGGCAGTGCCGAAGAGGGAAGCGTTGTTCATCACCATTGTGATGAGGTTATTGATACACATCTGCACCTGATATGCGTAGATGATGCGGCTCATTCCCATCACATTGTCAGGAATGTCAATGTCTGTGAGAATGCTGTACGGGAGCCTTTTGTGTTTGAATGGGTTGGCTCCACGGTACAACAAGCGAGGGTTGTCCGGGTTCGTGAAGATGGCGTGGCAGCCGAGGAAACCGTTCCAAGGACGCCCGCGCTCCCAATAGTGGTACAGCTTAACGGTGCTCTTGGTTTCTCTGTCCAGGGCGCTCTGGTCGTCGCCTCCTTGGATAGCTTGACGGAGAATGTCCTGCTGTTCTTCGCTCGAGAACTTGTAGAAGGCTTCTTCTTTCGGGGCGTCCGTTTCCTCAAAACAGTGGTCCATTTTCCCAGGATCGGTAGCATTGGCATCGGGCAGGAACCGCTTTGGACTGACGTTTCGGAAGTCGTAATCGCCTTCCATCTTGATTTCTAGGTTGTTGGGATCGGCATCATCCGGGATTTCGTCTACCGGGAAATCTCCACCGTTGGGATCCCACCCAGTGAAGGTGATTCCGTTACCGTAGATGCAAAGGTTGACGTAGGCTCCAGACTCGATGGTCTCCTGAAGGCACGTATGGTCCTTGGAATACTTGATGAACCCTTCAGCATACCGCGCAGCTGACTTGGTTGCGGGGTCTTGTTTGCGAGGGTTTCCGGTAACAATTGGGTCAGAGATGCACAGCTTTGAATGGAGAAACAGGACAGCCTTGACGGTGTCCAGCCCTTCAATCATGGGCATCTGATTTTCTTCGTTGCTGGCGGTGAAGAGAACCTGGGTAGCCGAACCAGCATCCAAACCACCTTTGACTTTGTCATTGATGCACTGATAGGCCATCTCAGCAATCTCAAACTCAACCTTGAGTTTGTCGTGCTTCTTCTTGGCTTCGGCATACTTGGTGGCCAGACTCTTAATAAACTCTTCATCCGTTAGGATGCGTAGTTTTGCCATGTCCTATTACCTCGGTGTGCGAGTGAATCGTTCTTGCAACTGAGCAACCTCATTCTTGCGTTTAAGAATCTGGGTGGCGTCTTCGTATATTTTCATGACTCTTCCGAGGGTATTTATGTTCTTCTCCATCTCATCATTCTTGTTCGCAATGTAGGACACGTACACTTCCACCTTCTTGGTGAGCTTACGTTGGGCGTAGATCAACCAAAACAGACAACCGAGTGTAATAGCCGACACGAAAAGGTAAATGCCTATCATCTGATTCCTCTCAATCTGGTAGCGAAAGACGTTCTATAGTTCGCAGGGTGAATGCGTCGTTGATTTTTTAATCTGTTAGGATTCTGCAACTTTTCGAGGTGTTTTGCAAGCATCTCCTCCCGCTCAGTGAGCTGGAGACAGGCCTGCGGAAGGGGGTCCGGAATCTCTCGACAGAAGTACATTATGCAGTCCAGGATGTGATCTTTCTTCTTAATGACCTTGCCGCTGCCGTCCGGTTTGTGCCGGTATCCTAGAAACTGTTTGACTGCTTCAGCGGCCCCTATGCGGAAGAACTTGAGCCTCTTGTTCCCAATGGCGTTTCGGGTTTGCATTTGGGCAGCCTCGCGGTTTTTCAAGAGGCACGGCTTATAGCCGTATATCGCCCCGTAGGCACCAAACCACGCTTCTGCATTGTCATAGACGCTGTGGAGGTATTTGAAGTAGGGAGTGGGCTTCAGACTCTCGATGACCCCTAGAATGTCCTCCGCCTTGGCAATTTTGCCCCAGGTAATCTCGGACCCGTGGGTGCAGTACCAAGTCCCGGTGTCTGGGTCTTCCGCGAAAATGGCGTGGCCGGTCACATGCGCTGCAGGGTCGGTGAAGCGGACCTGCCGCCAATGGGGCGGAATGGGGAAGTCCTCGACAATCTCGGGGTCGATTCCCTCAAACACAGCCTTGTCTGGCTTGTCTTGGTACCAATGACCCTGGAGACGAGCGTTGCGCTCCTCCTCGGACATGTTTTTGTACTCGGCGATGACGCGCTTCATTCTTTCCGGGTTGTCCACGTACCAGGGGTTATCGTAGATACTCCACTGGTGGAGGCTCATCGTGCCTTCGTCGCAGTACTTGTCTACGTACTCCTTGATCTCGTCGTTCTGCACGAGCGAGGTGAAGCCCATGGTAATCTGACCGTCGCAGTCGAAAGTACGAACCACGAGCTCTGTGATAACCATGACGTCCGGTGGCATTTCGTCGATGTAGACGTTATCGACCACATAGCCCATCTTGGTTGTGTCTTGCTGTGCATATGTTTTGCACTTTAGAACGTCACCGTTCTTGAAATACACCGTGTCTAGGTTCTTCTGATTCGTCCACTTTATATCTGAGATGAACCACTGGGGTATCATCTTCTCGAGATACATTCCCCACATGGTTTGGTTTACGAAGTCGTAAGTAGGGCCTACGATCCAGTGAGTTCTCGGCTTGGATGCTAGATATTTCTCTTCGTAATCTGGTTCGTCTAGTTTCTTCTGCCAGTTCTTGTCCTTCAAATTAAGTACGTTATAGTCCTGTCGATACGGATGTGTTCGCGTGATTTTCCACGCGAGGTCTCGCATACAGGTAAACGTCTTAGCTGCACGGTTACCGCAACGAGCAATCTTCGAGAGGTTCTTGTCCTTCAAGAACTTTATCTGTGCCTCGAAGGGAACTGCGTTGGGTTTTTCGGGTATGAATACCCGAAGCACACGAGACCGTTGCTTTAAGACTTCTTCGTTGTATTGCTGGATTATTTCTAGTTTCCGGTCTTCCATGAGTCTCTACAGTCTAGTAAAAAGAAAATCTAGTTTACTGCGAGCAGAGAGAAATCCTCTCTCTCAAACTCGGCTTGTTCGTCTTCTTGGCTTCGATTTCTGCCTCTTTTTTGAGCATCTTCTTCTGGAGGAGTTTCCGAACCTCATATCCGGAAGGTCGAACCAGCGGAGATGAGTACTGACCGATGTAATCGCGCAGGTGACTGCGATTGATTACTTTTTGATTCTCTTCTTTAGTTTGGCTTCCTGCCACGTTCTCATCATCATGGAACCAGACGTCTGCAAAACTCATTACTTTGTACCTCTCTTGAATTTCTCTTTCAGTTTTCGAGCGCGGTTTGACTGTGCAGTATTCTCTGCGCGAGTCGCGATGTCGAAGTCACCACCGTCTTTCTCGAAATGGCTCCCACCCTTCTCGTGAGCGGCTACTGTGTCCGGACCTGGGTCACGTCCAAGGCGCTCCATGAGCTTCTCCCTAGCAACACTGACCACCTTACCGTAGCCATCCTTACCTTTGACTACTTTGGACCTGACCATGTTATATGCGCGATTGCCGCCTTCGGTCGTAAATTTATCACGTATTCGTTTGGCCATAGATTATCCCTCGTGGTATTCTTCCCTAAGGATACTCAAAGAGACACCAAACGTCCAGTGCATAGAGAAACAGCATGGCAAGAGACCTAGACCTTTTGACTGTCGAAGAAGTAATTGCATTCGTACCAAATGACAGACACATATCACTAAAGATGTTGCTACACGAAAGAATGAGCCCTCAAGTAATAGGGAAGCTTACGTTGAGTACTATCGAAGCAGTTGAGCCATACATCTCACCCTTCACCCTCGCAGAGGTGTTTACCTGGATTGATAGAAACCAGGGCTTCTACGAATGGCTCCTGACCCCCGAATCGTTCACTATCGTACTGCAGAAGGCCAAAGACAGAGCCGCACAGACTGTGGTCGACCTTCTCGAAATAGACAACTATGATGATTCCATCAATCCAAAAGTCCTGCAGATTAAGCTTAAAGCCGCTGAGCTTCTGCTGAAGAGCGGGATGAAACGAGAACAGAGAATTACCAACACCGTAAAACTTAATGGTCAATTGCCAAAGCATCTAGCATCTAAATCAGTGGAAGCTTTGGAAGAGGCAGTGAAGAAACTAAAGGAGTGATTCATGGCAGACAATTTTCAGAATCTGAGCAGCCTTAGCTCAGACATTTCAGGTGGTCGGGAAATCAAGGTGGTGGCAGCAGGAGCTACTGAATATGTTGGCCCGTATTTCATCACCAACCAGGACTCTATCTATGGGATCTTCGCCACGTTCATTGGCACTCGATACGGAGTCAATGACGTCTCCATCACGATGCAGGACGCAACCACCCCGGATGCTCCCACAGCTGCTTGGTCTGACGTGGACGCTGCGGTGAAGTTCGGAACCGGGGGGACGGTTGGCACCCCCGTGAGCGTGCATCTGATTGCACCGTTTGCTTCGACGGGCGGAACCATCAAGCCCTTCATCCGCTTTAAGGTAGTGGCTGGGGCGGCTACCAGTGCGACGTTCACGAAAATTCTACGAACCATGCGCGGGCTGAAATAAGGAGGAACCATGTCATACCAGCTGATTGAACTGAAGATTGAAAATTACGCAAGACTGGTTACCAATGGAAACCCCCTGTATGTTTCCATGGGGGCTCTGTCTCCGAATGACATGACCACCCTGAAGGTGTCGGTGGTGGTCGGGTCCATCTCTGCTCTGGGTACGGCAGCCTTGACCATGGAAGAGTCGATGGACGGTGGGCTCACCTGGACTGCACTGACCACAACTACAGACGGACCCATCGTAGCTGCAGGAACATATAGCGCGTGGTTCAACCTCAACACGGGAATTCCCTCTCCGAATGTGCGGTTGAAGGTTCTTCCAGGAGCTGGGGACTCGCTGTACCTCACGAAAGCATTCAGAACTCAAACTACCGGTGACAACATCATCCCAAGAACCCAGATCGCGGGATCGGGAATGGCGACGGAAGTCACTCTGGCTCTGGTTGAGGGCCACATTTCAACGGTAGATACGAATGTAGGCCTCATCGAAGGCCACGTTTCAACGATTGATACAAATGTCGGTCTCATCGAAGGACACGTTTCAACTATCGACACGAATGTAGGCCTCGTTGAGGGTCATATTTCAACTATCGATACGAATGTTGGAACGATTAACACGAATGTGGGTCTGATAGAAGGCCACATCTCCACGGTGGATACGAATGTCGGTCTGATTGAGGGCCATATTTCAACCCTCGATACGAATGTTGGAACACTGACTACAGATGTTGGACTAATCAAAGGGTACGTTGATGGCATTGAAGGATTTATTGACGGCATTGAAGGATTGCTCGGAACTATCGACACGGACACTGGAAACATCCAAACGGATACCTCGAACATCGCAGGTGCTACTGGAAACATCGAAACGAGTGTGGACAACATTGAGACCGACGTGGGGGATATCGAGACGATTCTCGGAAATGTCCTAACCAGACTTGGTGTGATGCCTGCCGGACTTATCACAGAGGCCCACGACTCGGTTTATCCTACGTACAACGCCACAAGTGATGTGTACGAATACAAGTTGGCAACGGTACTCGTGGCCACTATTACCGTTTCATACGTTGACGCAACGAAAGCTGTCATCACATCCATCGTGAAAACTCTCCCAGGAGCATAAGAGGTGAGCCATGCACTTATCTGATCTAACCAACGACGAAATCTTCGAGTTGCTACACTGCAGACTCAATACTATCGAAGCTTTTTTGGCTTCGTCTTTTGATGGGTTCGCTACCGATATCATTATCTGCATGGAGAACGAACTCGAATCCGCTGGCGCTACTGCAGCACAGAAAAAGAAAATCACAGACAAGATTAAAGCAGTCGCGTCAAAGCACCCAGTTAGGAGACAGAAATGAGCACCGCAAAAACTATATTCAATCCTCTCTTAGCGTCAGGATTGCAGAAACTCAGCACCACTGCAGAGACGATTGCTGCAGTGACTCTGGAACCAAGTGGATTCGAGGACCTAAACGGAATCGGAGTATCCTACAGCCACACCGACAAGAAAATCACTCTCACGCACAGCTCAGGCACTATTGCTTGGTGGTGGAGAGGAACACGGTACACCACAGCGAGCCCTTGGACTTCGGCGGCGCACACAGGAACCACAGACAAGTATTGGCTGACTTTTACAGGCGCAATCGCTACAGCGGCTTGGGATAACGCCGTGTGGACCTTCGATGAGGTTCAAGTTTCCTACGTGTTCTATGATTCTGGCGCTGCAACAAGTAGCTACGCACAGAGGGAAACACACGGCCTGATGCAATGGCAGGTTCATGAAGAACTTCATGCCACGACTGGAACATATTGGTGCTCGGGGCTTGGCGTCACGTCTGGAACGTGTGTAGTGTACACTTCCTCCACGGCACCAACGAATGTCGCGGACAACACACCTGGCGTAGACCAAGGGGCTATCTGTGATGAAGACCTTGAGACCACAGTACCAGCATGGACGCAAGGCACATACACCACAGCTTATCGAAGTGGCGCAAGTGGAACGTGGGTGTTCGACACGACGGCAACCTTGCCATACTTTGTGGACACGAACACGATACGGTACAACCAATGGACAGGGTCCACGTGGCAGTTGACCAACTTGGCTGAAAATGATTACGTCAACATTTATGACTTCGTTTTGCCGATGGCTAGCGACTCTGATTCGCAGAAATACAGGCACATCTGGATTCAAGGCCAAGCAACTTTCACATCACTTGCTGCAGCACAGTTGGAGTTCCCTCAGAACATCGACCTTGGCACGCTTCTCGACTTCTCTCCTGAAATTGTTTGCGTGAACCGCTTCACTTATCAGTTCAACGCAGTAGGAACAGGGAACGTTGGAGCTGGCGTATCTGGCCGATGCAAAATCATGAGCATCACGCCAATCCGTGGCACACGAGCCAACCAGACTGCAGTCTCAGGCTCGGCCCCTGCTGACCACGGAAACCTATCAGGACTCGCGGACGATGACCACTCGCAGTATGAGTTAATCGCAGGACGCGCAGCGAACGTCGTTACTCAATCCTCAGACTTCACCCAAGACTCAGGCGTGGTGCTCTACGTCGTGGACACGAGCGGCGGAAACAAAACGGTGACGCTACTGGACCCATCGACGGTCGCAGGTAAGCTCGTAACGTTCCTCAACTCCAGTACCAACAACATCACGTTCGGAAGCTACGCGATTGGTGGCATCTCGAACTTCACCATTGACGGCGCGGAACGGCTGCAGATTGTGAGCGATGGGACCACTTGGAGACAGTACGCACGAAAGCCGATGGCCACTTGGAAAACAGGCATCACGTTCTGCAAGGACCAAATCGTTGAGGTGAGCGAAGAGGGGTTTGAAGGCGTGTGGAGATGCACGACACTTCACACTGCGTCTGCGGCGTTCTCGACGGACGTGGCAGCGAATTGGGACTACATGGCAGGCGAGCGCACGGCTCGGTGGCTGAACGTCAGCTCGCACGGATTCTCTGCAGGAGATTGGCTATATCGGAAGAGCGACAGCACTTGGGCGAAGGCTAAGGCTGACATCGAGGCCACGGCAGAAGTTGTTGGCGTCGTGTCTGGTGCGGTGACAAACTATTTCCTTCTGGTTGAGCATGGGTACTTCAAGAAGACAGGAGCAGGATACACTGACTCAGCGGTGCAGTTCTTGAGCGATGCAACTGCAGGAGCCAGGACGGAGACGGCCCCAACGACGATTGGCTATCTCTCAGTTCCTCTTGGTCACGCGATTAGCGCCACAGAAATGATTGTGAGAATCATGCGCGGCTCAACGGTTGGCGGAGTGAATGCCCGCACGCCAGTGAACCTTGCAGACGGCGCAGCAACCACAGTGCAAGACTTGAGCGCCTACAGCTATGCCCGTCTTGAAGGCATGATTTATATCGACGCAACCACTGATACCAAAGCATATTGGACAGTGACTTGCCAAAAGAACGGAGCAGGCACTTGGCAGATTGCATCGGATTATGTTGGAGATGACCAAGGCATTACATGGGATGAAAGCGGAAATAACCTTAAGGCAACGCTTCCTGCATCTGCAGGATTCACAAGCGCGGTGATTGAATACGCGCTGTTCGCTCCTGCTGTCGGCACGGCGTTCCCTTTGAGTGTGAACGAAACTAGTGTCCTAGTTGACGGTGCTGCCTTCTCTCCTATTGGCTGGAATAGCGGCGCGGTCGATGTGACGATGACCAACACAAGCCCAACGGTGCAGCGTGTTGCAAGTCCTGCTGCTGCTAAAACGGTTACTCTGCCAACGACAAACGTAAAAGCAGGGTATCAAATGTTGCTCCGAGTAACAGGAGCAACAGAAGCAAACTATGTCGTGCTGAAGAGTTCAGACGGTGATGAAATCGACCGCATCGGGGAAGAGGGCTTCATCAGAGTCATCGCGCTGCAGGACACACCTACGGACAAAACTCATTGGGCTGTTGAATCATTATTCGAAAAGGTTTCGTTATCTGGTGCTATTACTGGAGGCGGAGGAACCGGCTCCCCAGTTTATGATGTAAAGGCACTACGAA